TGCCAATACAGCACGTTCCCTACTCCGAAAGAGTGCATAGATCGGATTGAAAAATGGATGTTGAGTGGGAATCCCATCCGTTATATCGTGACCGGATCATCTGTTAACACAGAATGTACCATAGAAGACTTTGAGTATGGAGAACAAGACGGAACTGGAGATGTGTATTTTACCTTAACCTTAAAGGAATACAAAGTAATAGGTGCGACGGTAACCGCCATAACAACGGTAGCTGCAACCGCGACAACCCCAGCTAAGGTTGCCGCAGTAACGGCGGTAGCAAGGCCAGTAGCAAAGGTAATTCCATTAAAATATACAGTTAAAAAAGGTGATACACTCTGGGCCATTGCTAAGAGGCAGTACGGAGATGGCTCTAAGTCTACGGTAATAGCAACTAAAAACGGCCTCAAGAACCCTAATTTAATCAAAGTTGGCCAGGTGTTGCTACTATGATAAAGCTATTTAGCAATGCCTCTGGTATCTCGGCCGATATTACAAACTTTGTAAAATCGATCACTTGGTCAGGAGATAAGTCACAGGCGGCTAGGAAAATAGATGTTACCATGGCGTACTCCATCTTTGACAAAAATCAACCACGAGTAGGGGTATCAAGTGGAACAATGGTTTGGCTTGTTGATGATGTAGAAGGCGAGATATTTAGAGGTATTGTTTTTAACCGATCAATAACCTCAAATGAGGAATTAAAGTTTACTGCCTATGATTACTTAATCTATTTCCTTAAATCAAAGGCATCCTTTAATTTCACAAATACCACAGCAGAAGCAATAGCGACAAAGGTCTGCGGAGAGGTTGCCGTAACTGCTGGATCCATGGCAAGTACAGGGGTTAAGTTTAGTTTGTTGGTACAAGCAAAAACTCTCTATGAAATAATAATGGAGGGCTATGCAACAGCCTCTAAGACCACAGGAAAGCAGTATATACCAACTATGATGGGTACTAAGCTCAACGTCATAGAGCGTGGCAAGAACGTCATAGATTATACATTAAATCCAGACACTAACATGATTAGTTCTGAGTATGGTGACGACATTGATTCTATGGTCAATAAAGTAAAGGTCTATGGGGGAAACGGCCAAGCCACAGGCCAAGTTGTTCAAAATACAGCTTGGCAGAAGTCCTTTGGAATACTGCAAGACACCTACGATGTGCAAGCAGATAAAAACTCCACAGTCGAAGCTAATCTAATGCTCAAAGGGCAGGGACAACGGGTTACCGTAGATGCCCTTGGCAATGTAAAGGTTGTCACGGGTAACTCAGTTAAGACTAAAATCTATTACATTAATGTTCTTGCAAATGCAACTTGGTTTGTAGATGCAGATACCCACACCTGGGAAGTTGCCACGGGTAAATACACTATGCAGTTATCTCTAAGCAGTTCAAATATCATGTAAAGGAGTGTGCAGAGTGGACCCGATAAATCCCTACAGCGAAATGATAAAAATGATGCAGACACACGGGGCGAAGAATAACCCTAGCTCAATTCAATTAGCAACGGTTGTTACGAAAACTCCACTATCCCTGTTAGTTGGGGAATTGCCCTTAAACAAAAACAATCTATTAATTACTGATTATCTTGTCAATAACCTAAATACAGGGGACACCTTGGCAGTAATTCAGCTAAACAGCAAAACCTTTATAATCCTCGCAAAAGTGGTGAGCGTATGAGCATTTTTCCCGACAGCACAGGGACTATGGCAGTAACAACAAGCACTATAGATGATCCAGTTCTGCCACTTGCAAAAGAATACGCATGGGATTTTACGAGTAATGATTTCCTGCTTGTTGATGGTAAAAATTCGTTCGTAACAGGCAAAGAAGCGGTTAAGGTCTGGTTGTGGAAAGCATTGCAGACTCCGCGATATAGATACTTAGCTTATAGTTGGAATTATGGGAATGAATTGGATTCCCTAATAGCTCAAGGCCTTTCCACCGAAGCGCTAAAATCAGAGCTAGAAAGATATCTTAAAGAATCTCTACTAATTAATGCTTATATCACAGGCATCAAAAATATTGATATAAGCATTGAGGGAAGCAAGGCCGAAGTTAGCTTTACTGCGGAAACGATCTATGGGGAGGTGATTATAAGTGTTTAGTGAGGATAGCTCGACAATATTAAATAGGATGCTAGGGAATGTGCCTTCTGACGTAGATAAGTCAGAGGGTTCTATTATTTTTGACGCACTTTCCCCAGCAAGTCAAGAACTAGCGCAAAGTGAAATACAACTTGATCAAGTGCTGAACATGGTATTTGCTCAAAGCGCAGCCGCCAATGGATATTCAGATCAACTTGACTTAAGATGCGGAGAGTTTGGATTAACTCGCAAGCCTGGGACAAACGCTACTGGTCAAGCAACATTTACAGGATCAGAAACAACGCCTATTCCGATAGGCTCTATCATCCAAACTACTGGAAGTCTGCAATACGCAACCACTTCAGCAGGTGTTATTGCCGGTGGGCTTGCTACTGTAGACATTCAAGCGTCAGACATCGGGACGGCTTACAATGTCCCGGCAAATACGATAATCCAAATACCGACAGCAATAAGTGGAATTACGGGGGTCAACAACTCTGCCCCAATTGCAGGTGGTACGGAAATTGAGACAGACACCGCATTACTCCAAAGAATGCTAGCTCAGGTACAGACTCCTGCAACCAGTGGCAATTCAGCACAATATGTACAATGGGCATTAAGTGTCGCGGGGATAGGATCGGCAACAGTTTTCCCTCTCTGGAATGGTGCAGGGACGGTAAAAGTCTGTGCGGTTGACAGCAATATGCAACCCCTCACGGATCCCTTGCTTACAGCGCTAAGTGCCTATGTAGAATCACAACGGCCCATTGGAGCGCTAGTAACTTATGAAAGCGCAGTTGCACTACCAATTGATGTGAGCGTCAACGTAGTGAGAGACACTACTTACACTCAAGAGCAGATTCAAGCAGCCTTTATAACTTCGCTTGTGAACTATCTAAAAGGAATATACTCCAAACAGAATTACGTGAGTTATGCCGTCATAGGTAGCTTAATCCTAGCAACTCCAGGAGTAACCGATTATAGTGCGTTGACGGTGAATGGTGGCACTGCCAATGTAGTAATCGGCATTGAACAAGTAGCGACACAAGGGACGACGACAATCGTTGCTCCTTAAAGAGTATCTACCGCCAATAATTGCAGATACTCGCACATTCACAACCCTATTGAGCGCAGAGCAATTAGAGATCGATGGCGTTAATAATTCCATCCAAGATATCATTAATCAATGCTTTGTTAATACGGCTACTTGGGGGTTAGATAACTGGGAGAGTCTACTCGGAATTGTAACGGATCACAGTAAGGATATAAATTATCGAAGGACCGTTGTTAAGGCGAAGCTAAGAGGATCGGGGACCGTAACTATAAACCTAATCCAAAACGTTGCCAGTAGTTTTTCTAATGGGGAAGTATCCATTATTGAGCATCCAGCCATTTACTCTTTCGAGGTAATGTTCGTGGGGACAATCGGTATTCCTCCTAATATGAGTGATCTACAGGACGCTATTAACCAAATCAAGCCCGCTCATTTGGCGGTTACTTATACTTTCCTTTATACGCAATGGAGCAAGGTGGAAACCACAACTTGGGCAAACGTAAAAACGGGTACCTGGGACGATTTATTAAATGGGAGGGTGGTATAAATTGTCAACTTTAACAACAAATTTGAGTCTAGTTAAGCCTGCCTTAACCGAAAATGCAGATATAGCAGTTATCAATAACAACATGGATTTACTTGATGCGGCAGTAGCGAGTAAAGCCCCTGCGGCCGTAACACAACGTTATGTTGGAGATTCAGCTAATTTAGATACTGTCTTAGCAAATTTAGATGATGCTGAATTTTACAAATCTATGTGTGGGTTTGTGCAATGGAATTCTGGAACCGATGCTAATACCTATACGGTAGACAGCACGGGATTTACTGTCGTCAGAAGTGGAATTGGTTATATAAAAGGCAAAAAAATAACTTGGACTGCTGGGCAAAAATCTGCTCCTATCCCTGCAAAAACTGTTGTTTGGATTTATATAGATTCTACAGGCACGGTCGGAGTAACCACATCTGCCGTAGGACTTTATACAGATTATATAGTTTTATTTTATTGTTGGTTTGATGGAACATATTATTTCGTCGAAAAAGAAAATCATGCTTATAGTTTTATGAGTGCTATTTCGGCTTATCTTCATGCGACGATTAATGTCACCGTTCGAGGTACTGGAATCCTTATTTCTAAAGTAGGTTCAGGAACAGGAGCATCTGTAACTGATAGACAATTATTAATAACAGGTGCAGATTATTTAGATGATCATGGTCTTTCTACCTTTGTTCCTGCTACTAATCCACTATCACTAATGACCGTCTCCACTGATATTACTGGCAAATGGACTCAGCGTGCCGTTCTAACAGAATTAATGCCTTATTATAATAATGCGGGGACACCAACAGCTTTAGACGCAACTCAAAATTCTTTTGCGGTCTATACAATATACGCGTTACGAGATGATATAAACAGTAGTTCTCCAAGGTTTATGGCGGTTAGGGATATAAGAGCTTATCCTACTTTAGCTCTTGCTCAATCGGCTGTTTCCTCAGGAAGCGTATCTTATGCTAATAATGAAATTGAAACAATCGAACCTTGTCAATTAGGATATGCTATTGTGGGCTACAGCACCGATGGAGGCTATATTGCTGATGTAGCAATTGCGAGAAACACATTTAATCAAGCGTTGGTTGGTGGCGGTAGTGGTTCAGCAACTAATCATGCTTTTTTGTCAAACCTCGATTATGAAGCATCGGGACACACAGGGTTTGAGACTCCAGTAGGGGCACAGGCAAAAGCCGATGTTGTGCAGACTAACCTTACTACGCATTTGGCGGATTATGTGCGACAACCAGGCTATGCAGTTGATAGCGGTACTGCCAATCATTTATTAATTGCCTTAACGCCAGCACCTACGAGTTATGTTGACGGTATGGGTGTTGCAGCAAAGGTAAAAGTAGCAGGAACAGCGGCAACTGATATAAATGTGAATTCGTTGGGAGTTAAACCAATATTCGATTCGTTAGGAAATGCAGTAACTAATTTTAAAGCTAATGTCACGTATTCAATGAAATACGAATCTGTTTCAGGGAATTTTATTGTACAGGGTAAAGGGGGTGGAGGTACATCTTTAGCGAGTGACTTATACTCAGGGAAAACCGCAACTGTAGATACTGGACAAATTATAGGTACAAATCCTTATAAAGTAGGAGTGGCAATCAAGGACGTTAATCTATTAATGGGAGCAGGAGGGCAAGGTATTGAGGTTTGGAATAATACCGTTAGTTTAAATAATACCGGGATAGCAGCGGATTTGGGTGGTAATGTTTATGTAGCATCCACGGTTAATCCCGGAAAGGCAGTCAGAAAGTTTAATTCTGCCGGGGTAGAACAGTGGGCGTTATCCGATATAGTAAATGGGAAAGCCGTAGCCGTGGATTCATTAGCGAACGTTTATATAGCGTATATGAGTGCTGGTGTAAGGAAAGTAAGCACTTCGGGCAGTCAAATATGGACAGTAAGCGATGTAAGCAATGCGACTGGAATAGCCGTAGACCCTTCCGGAAACAATAGCTACCCTATTTATAATAACGCCGTAGGAACTACTTCAGTAAGAAAACTAAATTCTTCAGGAGTTCAAGTTTGGGCTAAAACAGATATAGGCGGGGTTTCTAGTGTAGCGGTAGACGCAAGCGGTAATGTTTATGTAGGCTACTATAACGGTCAGGTAAGGAAACTAAATTCTTCGGGAGGGCAAGTTTGGATAATACCCGCGATAGGCACTTCAGTACCATACGATTTAGCAGTAGATTCGTCGGGTAATGTCTATGTGGCTTATAATTCGACAGGAGGGGTAATAAAATACAATTCATCTGGCACGTTAGTTTGGGCATTAACCGATGTGGTAAATAGTCACGGGATAGCAGTAGATTCAGTAGGAAATGTTTACGTAGCCTACTACAACGCGGTCAGTACTATTACCATACGTAAGTTGTCTACGGCAGGAATTGAAATATGGCACGTTCAAGATAGTGAGAACTACGCGCTTGATATGGCGGTAGATGTAAGTGGTAATGTTTATGTAACATATGAATCAGGCACAAAAAGGATACGAAAACTTGATGGCGCAACCTATTACACGATTAACTCATAAGGGGGAATAATAAATGATATTTTTAGGTAATTTAACAGTTATTGATCCAACTAAGTCAAAGGTGGGCATGGTCCACGACATGCCTTTTGACACAGTAAATGGTATGAAAATGACACAGGCTCAATTAGAGTCTATTGGGGTATTAGTTGACTCAGTTCCAGATCCGCTACCACTTGAAGGACAACAAGTAACTGGTATGTTCATTGATCCAGCAACTAAGATTATCTCTTATGAGTACGCTGTTCCACCCAAAACAGAAGTGGAACTAAATACAGAAAGAATAGATGCAATGGAAAACGCTTTAATGGATGTAATGAGCATGATGTAATTAATTTACTCGGTGAGAGGAGGTGATATTATGTATCAATTTATTCTCAACATGTGGATCATGGCTAAGATCAATGAAGCAAAAGTGCAATCCTATGTACCTAAATTCATTACACAGGAAGAATGCGACATGATTCTTGCTACTCCACAAACTCCTGGAACATTATCCGTAGTAGCAGTAGGTTAATTTAATAGGGCAAAGCAGACACCATAGAGGGTGTTTTTTCTTTGCCCTTTAACCAAAAAGTTGTTCATGACCTTACGTTCCATTGATCCCAGTGGCTCTCGGTTATTGCGTTTATTTTGCTCTCTTATACAGGAGTTTACCTAACAAATGGAGAACCTTCTCTAGAACAAAGAGGAGGTTTGCAATTTTGGACGTAACTGAGTTAACAAAACAAATGAACTTTCTATATGAAACTATCAAACTCATCGATGACAACGTAAAGTTTAATATTCAAGTTATGTGGGGGGTACTAGCTTTTGTGGTTGCAGCAGCTGGGACAGCTCTGTATTATTCGGCCAGATTCTGGTTTCAAAGTGCTATGGACAAAAAATCTAAAGAAATAGAACAGAATATTTTGGATTTATTAACTAAGAAAATGTACAACATCTCAAGGACAATTGCTTATGGATCTTGTTTAATTCAGCAAGAGATAGAGCCATTAGGGACCTTTGAATTTAATTCGACGACAGGCGGTAATCCGTCTAGGGTAAAGATGTATTTTGGGCATAGGGCAGACCGTGGGATTGCCTACTTTCAAATAGCAGGAAACAGATCATTTTCCGTATATGACATTGGATCTGAAAGAAAAGGTTTGAACTTTTTTCATAAGAAACCGATAGTGCCTTCTTATAGTGATGTAGGTGTATTTGGCAAAGCTATTGTATTAGAAAAGGCTGAATTAAACGGTGATCAAATAAAGCTTGTTTTTAGAAATACAGATGAAAAGAACATTAATACTATAGACTCCGAGGGAGCATGGGAAGCAGAAGAGATTATCAATTGGAATAAGTGAACATTTGACTGCTTATGCGTCTTTCGGCGATTGCGAGTTAAGAAAAAGGCACCCGAAGGTGCCCTCTTTGATGTTAATAATTTTGCCATTAAAGGTTTATTCATTAGATTTAATTGCAGTATCACTAAAAAGAAAAGAGATAGAGTAAAGACCTGCAAGACCAACTAATGCGTAAATTAACCTGCTTAATCCAGATGAAGCTCTAAACGTGTCTCCGCCAAAAATAGGCAGTCACAAGATCCCATTGAAAGACACCGACTAATAACCAATTTTATGGCTCCGATAATTACAAGTATTAAAGCAGTTTTTGACAACCAGTTCATTAAAAAGCCTCCTTAACGTAGTTTATCTCTATTATTACAAAATTTACTAAATCTTATTCATTAGTGGGTCTGCCGCATTTTAAAACAATGCACAACCGAACTATAGACGCCTGATGCGCAACAAGGAACCCCCTAGCCGTTATGGCTAGGGGGTTTAGAAATAACTATGAAAGGAGGCTATTGAGCAAATGGATATCCCGCAAGTTGGCAAGATAGAACAGCTTACTTCTAATCGGAATTTCATGCAACTTCAGTATCCTGAGGCTAAGGACGAGCAGATTGACCAGATCAATAAACGACTCGACGTAATTGAACAGCACGTCAATCTGCTTGAGGAGATTCTTCTTGAGTTTCACAATTCTCTTTCTCAGAACAAAATCCAATCTTCCGTTTAGGCTCATTCGGGTTTTCTCTTTTTAGTGCCATCAGAAGGAAACTTATCTGAGTAACATGCTGAACCAATTGGACTGGCGAACCATCTTCTAATCGCCCGTAAAACCGGATTAAACTAGGATTACAGTAACCTATATTTTCAACCGAAAAGGTCACTGATTGGCCAAAACTTACTAGCCTTACGCCCACTTCTTCACTTTGATTAAGCCCTTCGTCAAATTCATTTATCATCCTTATAAGTCTAGAATGAAATTCGCTGGCGAGGTTTGGGTTAGTTATTATAGGCATTTGGTGGAATGCTGGGATTTTGGGGGTATTGAATGCCTCTATTTTGCTTGAGACCGATGTCCAGTCGATACCTTGTGTCATTTTTTTTATAGATTGCATTTGCTTGAGTATTTCGGGGTCAAGACCGAAAGACATATTAAACACCTCCTTTCGTTACGAAATTATTAGGGCGAACAACTTATCAATTTCGACACGAAAGAGGAAAAACCTGCCAATTTAATTAAGAAACTCTTTCTCAAATCGGCAAGCGCTTGCGATTATTAAACAAGTCTCATCGACAATATTTAGTTCAATAAACGTCCTTCGGGGCGTTTCTTTTATACCAATTTTAAGCCAAGGGGCTTATTTTTTATGGGTATTAGGGAGGAGAGATCCATTGAATGACCATTTCAGGGCGTGATCCACCACTTAGCCTGTTAATCTATTTTTATGAGTATCACGAGAGGGGCAGAAGCTGGAAAGAGGGTATAGAGCATGGACAGATCTGTTTCAGATGATGCCTGCGATCGCACTCACAAGGCGATAGAAAAGCAGTTTGACAATGTGGGCAAACGTTTAGATGCACACTCCGGCTCTATCACAAGTATGCAAGAGCTATTAGTTAGGCTTACAGTTGTGCAGGAAATTCTCGTCAAAACCCAAGAGACCGCGGTAGATAATCAAAAGGCATCAATTGATAACCAAAAAATGCAGGATAAAGCGTTAGCAACAATCGATGGCCGAGTGTTAGACAGGGCGGTTGAAGCTGAAAAGAAGTTCTGGGAATCGAAACTAGGAGAGCGGGTAATTAATACAGCAATAGTTTCATTCATAATTATTTTGCTGATTGCACTAGGACAGAACGTTAATTTTGGTGATTTCATAGGTAAATTTCTAAAATAGAAAGGACTGGTTAAATGCCTAAAGTTTGTTGGGATGCTGGTCACGGTGGTTACGATCCAGGGGCAGTTGGTAATGGTCTGCACGAGGCAGACCTCACTCTTGATATAGTTATGCGTGGTAAACCACTCGCGGAATACAATGGCATTACCGTCGTTCTCACGCGTGATGGAAACTATGCACCCGGGCACTTCGAGGGTAACGTCAATACAGAACTGAGAGAGCGGTGCAGGATTGCCAACGTAAACAAAGTTGACCTTATGCTATCGACCCATATCAACGCGGGCGGAGGAACGGGCGAAGAAATTCTCGTGCAGCACTTTGGAGGAAATGCCCAGAAGTTCGCCAACATCATGACTCCTTTGTTAACTGCTGTAGGCGGATGGGCTTGCAGGGGAGTAAAGGAACAAAACGTTGAAGTCCTTCGCGATACAGATATGCCTGCAGTTCTAACCGAGAGCGGGTTTATTGATTCTGTTTCCGACACCAACCGGCTCAAGGACCCAAACTTCCGACAGGCTCTAGCTGTAGCTCATGTTAAGGG